CACTTTAAATCTAAAGTCGTTTGTGTCACTTAAGTAAGGTCTAATTGTAATTTCTTGTGTTTTCATAATTGTTTTTTTTAATGGTTTATTGATTTCTATACCGCTAAATTAAAACTTTTTTTTCAATTACAATACAAAAATGAAAGTTTTTTTTAATTTTTTACGAAAACTTTACGAAAATTATTTCCCGCATAACTCGCAAACGTCTTTGTCGTCGTCGGTTTCTTTGGGTTGTTCATCGTCAATAGGTAAATCAAACACCGGTAAATCAACCCCCCATTCAATTAATTGTTTTGCGTCCCATTCATTTGCTAATATATCCCAATCCCATTCACCAAAACCCGAATTGTCTTTGATTATGAATTCGCGCTTTTGCGCCTCTGTTAAACCTTTTTGAATATATATTGGAACTTCAAACAAACCCGCAGCCATACACGCTTTTAAACGCATATTGCCGCCTAATATGGTCATTGTTTCGTCAACAACAATAGGTCGAATTTCCAACATTTGCGGAAACTCTTTTATTGACTTAATAAGTTTTTTGAATTTTGCGTCTTTGATTAAACGCGGATTGTTCGGCGTTTGTTTAATTTCTTTAACGCTGACAATTTTACGCATTTACTTTTGAGAATACCAAATAAAAGATATACCAACAATAAACAAATGTAATTCCAAACAATGTTCGTTTTGGTCTTCAACAGGTGATTCAATAACAACGTGATCCATTTTAGAATCCCAATAATTAATGCCGATTAAACAACCATAAATTGGGTAAATGATAGTATTAAAATTTATTCGCATTTCTTGAAATATTTTTTGTAAATATACAAATATATTTCCCAACACTTATTGTTGGCTTCAACCTTATTGTACGTTTGCGGTGACAATGTTTTTTTGCCGCGTTCGTCAATTTGCACACGCAAACCTTTTATTGTTGGATGAACTGCAACCTTTATGTCGTTTTTTAAACACCATTGTAAAGCGGTGCGGTGTTCGTCTTTTGGATTTAATATTTTCGCCATAGTTAAAAAGGTAAATCGTCTGTTATTACTTCAAATTTTTTTGTTTCCAAATCAATGTCTTTATAAATTCCGCCGTTTTTAAAATCCGGGCGCGATATCGAATTCGCCTAATTGTCCGTTTTCTTTTCGTTTAACCTTTTCAACATATATTTTTACAACGTCCGATTTAAACTTTGTGCGTTCGCCAATGCAACGATAAACAATCAAACCGTTATATGCTTTATTAAAAAAATCTGCTGAACCGCTAATGTCATACAATGTCGGTTTTTTATATTTTCCGTTTTCAGATTCTATTTTGCGCGGGTGCGCTACTAAAAACAAATGTGTGTTTGTCTGTTGGCAAAATTGCGTTATTTCAGACAATGCGCGCCCAATATATGAATGGTCCTTTTGCGCTGAATGGTCGAGCATATTCCATGGATCAATCACGCAAACATTTATTCCCTTTTGAAATACTAATTCTTTGAACGCGTTTAAAATGCCTTTTAACGTTAGGTTTTCTAAATCTATTTTAACCCAAAAGAAATGGTCTTGAATAAAATCTTTTGTTTGGTTTAGTTGTTCGTTGTTACAATTAACCTCGTTTAATTTATTTGCAATTCGTTTGATATGGCCTTCGTATGGAAATGATTCCGGCGCAAACATAGCGCAACGCATATCGTAACGCGTCGCTAAATTGCAGCATATTTGGTCCATTACGTCGGATTTACCCGAATTAGGTATTCCTGTCACAACTGACCATTGGCCCAACTCCATTTTAAAATATGTATCGGCATTTGGTAAACCTATTGAATAGTTTTTGACGCCGTTTTCGTTATAGTTTAAAACATTATCCCAAATGTTTTCAATATTCAATACACCTTCTAATGGAAAGTTTTTAGCCGTTTTTATGACGTTTCGCAGCGCTTCAGGCACCTTTTGTTGTCAATATCTCGTTTGCGTCTTTAAAGTCGCCAAAATCAACGTATTTACAACGGTATGCACCAAAGCGTCGTGACAATTCATTGCGAAGTTCGATTCCCGGATTGTCGTTGTCGGTGCAAAGTATTATTTCCGTTTTATCTTTAAAGTATTCAAAACAATTATCTAAATATTCCAAACGTTGATTCCCTTTTGATGCGCCATTTGGAACGCTGCAAACTGAATAGATGCCCGCTTCATGAAGTGACAACGCGTCAATTTCGCCCTCAACAATGTAGATTTTTTCCATTGTTTTAATATTGTCCAAACCGTAAAATATCAATTCAGCGCCGGAAACCATTTTGAAATTCTTTTGGCCGTCACGATATTTGACATTTACCAAATTGTTTTCGCGGTAATAATTAAAATTAATTGCGCGGCGTTTGGCGTTTACTTGTGGAAAATATTCTAATGATTCGCCGATTTTCCAATGTTGAAGGGTTGGTTCTGTTATGCCTCTATTTGCAAACCATTTAATAACGCGGTCCGTTAAATTAACTTTTATTTTTTGCGGACGAATATATTCTTTTTTCTTTTCAAATTTTGTTGTCCCCGCCCAACCGCAATTGTGACAATTAAATAAACCTTTGTCAATATCAACGGACAAACATTTGTCGCGTTTGTTTTTTCGCGTTGTGCTGCATTGCGGACATTGTGTTTTGATTTTTCCGGTTGACTTATTGCCGACGTCAATTCCGAAATCGTGAAATGTTTTCATTATGTTTTTGTTTTCTATTTGCTAAATTAAAAATTTATTTTAATATTTAGGTATATAGTAAAATAATTTTTCAATATTTTTAAGTTGGTTGTTTTTTATTTCGTAAGTATCTGTTTTCATTTTGAAAGTTGTTCCGTTTGAACGCGTACGCTTGACGCCTTTTTTATATAACACCGCTAATTTTAATAATTCTTTTTTTCTTAAAAACCCGCAAATGGTCAATTCATTAGATTGTTTGTTTAGTGAACAAAAAATATAAATATCGCAATCGAATTGTTTTTGATGCGCCACGAAATTATTTACAAAATAATCCTTTACGTCAACGTTTCGGCCCATTGTCTTGACGTCAATTTTAAATCCTTTGTACTGAAAATCAAAACCACCGTCAAACCCTTTTTTAAATTCGTGATCAAAACCAAATAAACGTTTGACCATTATTTCGCCTACTAATCCAACAAATTGTTGCTCTTTATTGCCGTTACCCTCAAAACGATTTCCAATGTTATTTTCGTTTAAAAACGTCCACACGTCGTTTTTTAATTGTTTCGGTATGTTATATTTTCTATTTAACATTCAAAACGTATTGTTTTAATTCTTGAAACTCGTTTGTCATCATCAAACCACGAATTTGGAATTCATGAATATCACCATTTTTAGTTTTTGCGCCTATTTCTTTTTGACCGCTTGCCGGATTTCGATATACAAAAAATTCTTTTAACCCTTTTATTTTTTGATAGCCAACCGGTTTTTGTTTTGCCTTGTGCTGAACCATAAAACGGTCAATGTATTTAATTCCGTTTTTGTCGGTGTTTCTTAATTTAAGAATTGATAAAAAATTGTTTTGCCAAAATTCGTCATTCCTTAATTCTTTTGAAACATTGTAAACCTCGCGTAAATTATAGCCATCTAAACGTTCAATTTTATCTAAACAATCCAACCATTTGTTTTTTTGTGCCTCTGTTTTAGGTCTATATTTTAAAGGAAATAATGATGCAAAATGCGAAAACGCCTTTGTTGTTTTTTCTGAATATTGGCGCTTTTTCGATTTTGTAGGTATTTCTTTATTTAGTATTTCTTTATTATATATATTACTATATATATTATTATTAGTATTACTTTGTTGCGGATTTACCGCAGCGGTAAAAACCGCGACGGTTTTGTCGGCATCGGTTTTTCCGTTTGCGGTGTCGTTTAAATGATAATTGTACCCTGCGAATTTCCCGCCTTTGCGAACCTCAACGCGTACCAAAAAACCCGCTTCGATTAATTCTTTAATCCTTTTGTTTATGGCGTCTTTACCCTCTTTAAAATGCCCGCAAATAAATGAAACTGTCATTTCTGTTTTTGAATCGTGCGAAAAAAGCCAACAATATAAACCCGTTGCCGTTGCTGAAATACCTTTGTGGCGAAATATAGCATTCGGAACAACTGTAAAGCGTTCAAATTTTTTCGGTTTGTAAATCTTATTGTATTCCATATATAAAAAATAACCCTATCAAATCGGCGGTCGCGGTCGCTTCATCAATAGGGTATTGAAAATTTTTTAATGCCGCGACGCATAAAGCAAAAATAATTAATTATTTCACAAAATCAAATTATATTTTATGTCGTCACAAAAGGAACGCAGTTCGTCGAATATCTTTTTTAACTGATCTAAAGGAATTTCGCCATCCTCGTATTTGTACCATAGTAATTCAATTAATAAGTCGAATTCAACACGCGTTGATTTGCCTACATATTCATAAGTGACCGCTAAATTATCCGGCGATGATTGTGTGAAACGGATTTTTTGATTTTCCGCGTCAAAGTAAACTGTGTGATATTTCATTTTTTTGGTTGGTTGATTAATTCATTTTTAAAGTATTTGTCAATGACATTCACGCAATCGTCGAAATCATTTGTCCAATATACGGCCCAATTGCAATTTTCGAGCCATTTAAGCCACTTTTTTTGGTTGTCCGTAGGTTTGTTATATTTATATTTTAATTCGACCGCTAAACCGCTAAAAACGTTGTTTGGTGTAAATATTAATAAATCGGGGATTCCGGGCTTCGCGCCTAAATATTTCATTTTGTATTGTTCGAACTTGCTTCGTTTACCCTCATTCATTGGGTGCGTAAATATCGCGTCGGGATATTGCATTATTAAATAATTCATAATTGCCCGTTGCAATTTATCTTCACCGCCCAAATATTTTTCGTAAGGGTTCGCCATTATATTATTGCGTTGTCTAGTGTTTCAATAATGTTTCGCAGTTCTGCCTTTTCAAACGTTCCACTTAATTCGTGTTTATACGTTTTAAATGACAATTCGAAATGGTCTTTTTTTACCTCTTTGATTTTTATTTTTATTTGCATTTTATATCCTTTTTAATTTTTTTATTTCGTTTCTTAAAATATCGTTTTCAATAACTAAATTATTATATTTATACAACATTGATTCCGGCGTTAATTTTTCCGCTTTGAAATCTGACAATATTTGAATTTTTAAACTTTCAAACTCTGACTTAAAAAATTCGTCAAACCTCAACCAATCGTTAAAATTTCTCAAACCATAAACAACCGACGCATGATCACGTCCGACGGCCGCACCGATTTTTTTAACTGATTTTTTACTGACGTGCTTTGCAAGCCAAAAGTATGCACCCCGCGCCATAACAATATCACGTTCGCGGGTGTTTGTTGTTATGTCACATTCAAAATGTTTATTTACTTTTTTTACTAAATATTCTAATTTCATTGTTTTATTTTATAATATTAAACTACCATCATCGTGAAAATCATTCCAAATATAACCCGAAACAATTCCGGTATCACAATATATTTTCCAATCGGCAAACGCACGTTTCCACGCTTTACGCCCTTGCTCAATCATTTCATCGCTTAATGTGTACACCTCAACCGAAAACGGATAATTTGTTTCGACCGCTATAAATTTAAAGGAATCAACGCCGCACATATCCATATAAAAAGCCGCTTGTAAATGATAGCCGTATTTATAAACATCACGACGAAACGCCATTGGTGCGTTGTCTTGGCACGTTTTAACGTCTGAAATAAAGTTTTCGACGCGGTTCAAACAATCGGGACGAACGCGCACGTCCAAACCTTCGTGTTTTAAATAGTGTGATAACTCGATTTCACCCTTGCAATATTGTTGCGCCAAATCGTGATTGCGAAAGTTGTCCAATATTTTAGTGATTTTTTGGTGGTCATCAAAAGAAACTAATTTTTTACCTTCGGCCTTTTTTTGTTCAATGGCGAATTGTTCTTTTCCCGCTTTTGTTCGGCGGTCAATTTTCGGCATAACGTGAAAATCTTTGTAATACATTTCGGGTTCTAACATTGCGCAATGAACCGCAGTTCCTAACGCCATCGCCGACGATTCAAATGGTTTTTGATTTAAAAAATGATATACCGATTTTTTATGTATTGCTTTTAAACCCGACGCGCTGATTCCAAGCGACGAATGATATTTTTCGTTTGAATCAAATTGTACTTTCATTGTAATAATTTTTTCGCGTCAACATTACGGTCAACCAAAAATTGGCCGTTTAATTCTGAAATAGTCATTTCAAGTTTTTCGATTTTCTTTTGCATTGCATCAATCCGCAAATACAAAAAATACATTGTTTCCATATTCATTGTTTTCATTTTTAAAATTAATAGTGTAAAACTAAAAATATATTTTTAATTTACAAAACATTAACATAAAAAAAACGGCTTCATATCTGAAACCGCTTTTCGTTTTGTTTGTCATTTGGTCGATTAAAATGGCAAATCGTCGCTTGTTTCGGCGACTTGTGCCGTTTCCGGCTTAACGTATGGATCGGATAATTTAATTGAAAAGAACTTGCCTTTTGCGCCGTCCTTAACCCATGCCGCGATTTGTTGGTTCGTGCCGTCTTGCAACTTGATTGAACCCGAATAATCCGGTTGGTTTTCGCTTGTCTTGTTGGTGTTTTTGAATAAACTACCGTTTCCGTTTTTGTGTTCGTAACTCATTGTTTTTGATTTTAGATATTAAATTTATTAATTATTTGTTCTCGGTATTCTTTTTTCATTTTAAAGCCGGACAATACCTTTTCCGCTTGTTCTTTTGTAGCTTTTAACGTTGCGTTTAGTTGCGCTTCTGTTAACCACTTTTTGTTGTCGTTGTCTTGATTTTTAACGGCGTTTTGAACCTCATTAGCTGATGCAATAGACGTGTCAATGCCTATGCCTAAATAACCCAATGCGCGGCCCAATGCTGACGTGAAACCGTTTTCAACAAACGATGTTTTATTTATATAGGACGAATCGCGATATTCCTGCGAATGCGCTGACGCCATTTCAACGCCTTTTGTATCGCAAATTGTGACTTTGAAAATACCTTCCTTTTCGTCAATGTGGACCAACTGTTCGTTGATTTGCCAACCCTCAAAAGTTGGTTCTGTTCTGAAGTGTTTTAACCTCTCGTTAACTGTAATGTAATTTTTTCCTTTGATGTTTATTGTTTTCATTTTCTAAAATTTAATCGTTTATTTTTAATTCAAATTGTGACAAATTAAAATCCGCACTTTGCAAAATAATGACCTCGCCAATGGTAAATGATTCCGGATTTTGTAGTCTTGATTTTAACGTTGGCATTGTGCATTGTAGTAATTCGCAAACGTCATAACGTTTTAAATTAAGGCGTTTCATTTCCGCCTTGAATTGGGTTTCAAACATTGTTTTCTTTTTTATAATTGACTACAAAAATAAAAAATAATTTTCAAATAAAAAAAATATTTACAAAAAAACCGCCGCAATTCATAAGAAAATACGACGGCCGACAAACAAAAACAATGTCTTATTTTATAGTGTTTATTACGTCAACATCATCATCGTCGTTTGGTAAATGTGCTTTTATTTTGTATTCGGCACTTTTTAAATTATAAGACAATCCATCAATAATTGTTGACTGTGGATCACTCTCATAATTAACCCAATTAAACCAAATTTTGTTGTGCATTGACAATGGTTTTTTATATTCATTTCTAAATGTACCGTCGTAACGTGTGACAAACTCTCTGAAGTCGTTAGCAATATTTTGATTTTCTATTTCATAAATATTTTTAAAATAGTTTGTTGTTGAAAACGTTCCGTAATTGTCGCGCGTTCTTAAAAAACCTTTATAGCTTTCGTTGACCGGAACTTGACGTTTTATTGTTTTTTCTGTTGTATAAATTTGGTTATTGTCAATTTCAGTAATTAAATCCCTTTTTGTATTACTCTGAATTCCATCATCATAAACGATTTGTATATTGTCAAAATAAGTTGTTATATAATTTGAATCGGTGCATTGTGTTGAACAAAATGTCAAAACAAAGTCAACTTCAACATTGGTTAAATCTAAATCTTCAGTATTAAAGCTAACCGTTACTTCCTTCCATTTATTGAAATCAGTTTGTTCAACAAAATTTGTTGCATAATTTGGGAACTCATCTTCAGAAACCCAACGTTTATTTTCATTGTCCCAATCTCTATATTGTGAAGTATTTGCAACCCTAATCATTCGCGCCCAATATTCAATTTTATTTGTTATTGGCGAATCTGTTGTTGAATCAATTTCAACGTAATAACTAAATTTTAATTTATAATTTTCTATTTCATTTAAAATGTTAGAAATTCGAAAAGTTTCCATTTGAAAAAATGGCGTCAAATTTGGAAATTGTGTTGTAACTGAATATTTTAATGAATTATTACCTTGTAAAACAACGCCGCCCTCATTTAATTCCGCCCTGTTGCTATAAGTCACACCATTTGGCGCGGTTCCACTTAATGAAAAACCGGTTGTTCCGTATTCAAATCCCGCGTTAAAATCGGCATTTGTTACATTATTATTAACTTCGTCGGTTATAATTTTATTTATTGGTTGTAAAAACTCTTTTGACAAATCCGTTTTAATAGGGATTAATTTACTTGGCGCCTCATATAATAAATTTTGAATTGATTCAGTTTTAAATGTACCATCAACATATATTAAATTTTTTAAATATTCTTCTTTTGTATCTCGTAATTGTGTGGTTATTTTCTTTCTTATATATGTAGGAACATTTCCCGTTGTTTGTAATTCATTATATATAATATCTTTTACAAAATTATCAAAAACATTTGATGCCTCTACAACGTACCATCTGTTGTGACTTTGGAAAATTCTCATGTTATAACTTGACAACAATAATATTAATTGATCTTTTGCATTAGAAATATCATAACCATTTATTTGCTCTTTTAAACCTGGCGGAAATGTTGTAAACTCCGGGAAATTAAATATTGTACTTCCAACAATTCTGTCGCGTTGAATGTCATTAATATAATAAACATCTAAACCTAAATCCAAATTTGACAATATTAAATCAATTCTTTCGGCATCATTATAATAAACACCGGGTGTTCCGTCGTATGTTTCCTTTAAAGGTGCTTGAAAATTACTTAATGTTCCTAAACCGTCAAATGCGTTAAATGTAACACCAAAAGGCGGTGAAATCATTTTTTCCTTATAGCGGTCAACAACTAAAAATCCGGACCAATAGGCTTGCCAACTATAAACTTTATAATCGTCAAGTTGTGAAGTAACACAACTAATTGATTCAACAGTTCCGCCATCGTCATAAATACGACGTTCGTATTCAGTTGATAATGTTAGAAAATCAGCGATTTGACTTTCAACACAACCAATTGATTCGACTGTTCCAAAATCACCATAAACCCTATTTGAAAAATTTTCCGCTTGTGTTTTTGCATAGTAAACAACAACCTTATATTCGCGTTCGTCAAACTTATAAAAATCGTCATATTGTACGTCATCGGTGACCATTAGTTGCAAAGTACATTTTGAACCAATAATGGGTTTGTAAAAATCGTCTGAAGATTGCCACGAAATTTGCACCGGATTTGCGCCGCCTACCATTGGCAATACGTCACCGCTATAATCTTTTTTTAATATTTCAACTTTTTTTCCGTAACCTAAAACATCGGAAAATATTAATCGGTATTTAATCCCGTACGCCATAATTTTATTTTAATATATTCGACCGGCCGTTTCATTAGCGCGTTCAATTGCAATAAGTAAATCTTGACCATCAACACGAACCGAACCCGTAACGTTAACGTTTCCGCCACCACCAACGCCACCAATCATTCCCTGTAATTTATTTAACGGCGCTATGACTTCGGGATTTGAACGTGCGCCTGGGTATTCACCAACTAATCCCATTGTTGGACCGCTGACAATACCACCGTCGGCAAACTTTGAAAAACTCCCACTAATTAAAGCGGTTGCGCCTGCAATCAATGCAGGTAAAACAAACGCCGCAGCCGGTCCAAAACTTTTTGCGGTTTCTGTTGCACCGGTGATTCCGTTAGACATTGAAACTTTTAAATTGTGGCCGACTATATCAAGCGCGTCTTTTGCTAATGTTCCAACAAATGCGCCCATTGCTGATGATGCACCGCCAAAAGCGTTTGTAATTGCACCGCCTAAAACTCTAAAAGAATTTTGGACTTGACCGCTTATTTTGTTAGCCAAATCCATAGCCGTTTGCATATCCATTGTAAAGCCTAAAAAATTGACCTTTCTTTGTTCATATACGGCGGCTTCTGCTTCTAATTGTGCCGCATCAAATGCCGCTTGTTGTTCGGCGGTCAAAAGATTGTTTTCTGCTGCTAAAAGCCGTAATTCTTCATATTTGGCGCGAATGCGTTCAATTTCTAACGCCTTTTGTTCTTCCTCACTTGCGTTTGTGGCGTTTGCAATTTGTTGTTTTAAGTCCAACAATTGTTGTTGTTGTGTGCGTTCCTCGTTTAATTTGTCAACGCCTTTTTGCTTTAAACGTTCGGTTTCGGTGTTGTCGATTTCTGCCAATTTGGCGTCTTTTGCTTTTCCTAATGCAATGCTTTGGTCCGCCGTTGTCTTTTCATTGTTTATCAATTCGTCATAATGCGCAATAGCATCGGCGCGCCTTTTTTGGTATGCTTCGCGGTCGTTTGTGACTAACGCATCATTTATTTGACTTTGCAATTGTTTTAATTTATCCGCAGCCGCTTTCGCGTCTTCCGGATTTACAACCGGCGTAATGTCAACTGTAATTGGTTCTGTTCCAACTCCGGCGTCTGTTGTAGCGGTTTCAACGTCTTTTGATTCAAGTTCCGCTTGTTCTTTTAAAACAGATTTACGTTCTTTTAATAAAGCAATTTCGTTTGTCAAACGTTTGTTCATTGCTTTTTGTGCGCTTATTGAATAACGTCTTTTTCCTTCAATTGTATCTAAATACGCCAATTCTTCTTCAGCGGCCTTTAAACGGTCGTCAATTCCTTTTGTATCTAATTCCGCAACTGACGCCGCCGTAGCTTCTTTTTGTGCCTTTGTATAGCTATTTAAAGCCGTTACAACCAAAGCAATAGCGCCCGCAATTGCAATAATAGGGTTTGCAGCCATTGCCATTGTTAGAACTCTGAATCCTGTCGCGGCAATTGTTAGTATTGGTCCTAACGCCGAAAGTCCCGTCATTATTTTACCGAATATTATAAGCATCGGACCGGCCGCCGCTAAAATACCGGTTAATGATAAAATGATTTTTTGTGTTTGTGGCGATAAATTTTTAAAACTATCCGACAAACCTTTTATGAAATTAGACAATTTTGTAACCCCTTTAACAACCGCCGGCAAAATTATTTGTCCTATTTCCATTAAAGAATTTTTCATTGTCGCCATTCCTTTTGTAAATTGAAATGATGCCGATTTTGACGTCTTTTGAAACGCTTCATCAGTTGCACCGGTTGCCCTTGTCATTTCGTCAAACAATGCAATGTTGTCATTCATTGAAGAACCGGTTAAATCAAGAACCCCTTTCCATGCTCTAACATTTGGCGCAATGTCTGTAAATTCTTGACCGGTCGCGTCTAAACCTTGTTTCAGCATTGACAACGTCCCCATTAAACCCTTTTCGGCTAATGTTTCTTTTAATGAATCCGTTGTAAAACCCATTTTATTAAATGCGTCTTCGGCTTGTTTTGTTGGTGTAGCTATTGCCGTTAAAATGGCGTTTAATTGTGTTGCACCGTTTGCCGCGTTTGTTCCCGTCTTTGACATTGCAGCCAATGCCGCACCGACTTGATCAAACCCAACGCCCATATTTGACGCAATAGGAATTACCCCGCCCATTGCACCGGCTAATTCAGACGCTTCTAATTTACCCAAACGAACCGCTGACGTTAAAACATCTGTTGCAGCCGTTGCACTTAAATTCTCCACGCCGTATGCGTTCATCGCTGACGTTGCTAAATCTGCAATTGTCTTTGTTTCACCTAATCCAACCGCTGACGCTTTTAAAGACGCGTTTAAAACGTCTATTGAATCGCTTGTATTTAAACCGGCGGACTTTATAAAAAACAATGCGTCCGCAGCTTCGCCGGCACTTCGACCGGTTTCGGTTGCCATTCTTTTCGCTTCTTGTCCTAAATATTCAACCTCTTTTGCACTTGCGCCAACCAAAGATTCTATTTGCGTCATTGACTTGTCAAAATCCAATGCCAATTTTGTAGCCGCAGCACCTGCCGCAACTATTGGCAAAGTTAATTGTGTTGACATTGAACGTCCAACGCTTTGCATTTTTTTTCCGAATGCATTCATTTGTGAATTTGCGGAACTTAAAGCGTTTTTTAGTTTCGACGAATCGCCGGTAATATTAATTTTAAGATTTGATTCGGCCATAAAGAATATTTTAAACAAAAATACAAAAAAAAAGACGCTTTTATTTTAGCGTCGTTTTCTTTGTCATTGATTTATATTTTAATTCAAACGCCTCCATTTGTTCACGCGTTGACTTTGGTTTGTCACGTTGTTTTTTGCGTTTTTTGTCAACCGGCAATTCAAATAATTGTTCGGGTTTTATCATTTGTGATTTCTTTTGACAATTAACGTTGTGAATCATTGCTGCTAAATAGCGGGTTTGTTCCCAATTCAAATTTATATTGTTGTGGTAATTTTCCGCTAATAGCGCATTTTCACGCCACGTTTGCCGCCAAAAATCGTTTGGTTGTACGCCTATTAAACCAATATAATAATCGGTTAAACTTTTGAATGTTATTTCTTTGACGGCTTCGGCTTTCCCGACGGTTTGGTTTCGCCGGTTAAACTATTTCCTAAAATTTTTGATTCCAACATTGTTTCAACAATGGCGTTAATTTTATCCGGTTCTAAATCATCAAGCCATGTTCCAACCTTGAAAATATTGTAGTCAATTTCATTGCCTTGTTCTTGATCGTTTGCCAATACACCGGCGTAAACCAATGCGCGCAAACCTTTGATTGAAATACCTTTTGTAAATACGTCGCCGATTTCGTGTAATGGAACGCCTAATTGCTCGGTAAATTCCGACCAAAAGTTCATTGAAAAGTGAAGTGTTCTTTTTTTGCCACCGACATTGATGTCGATGTAACCTTTGTGTTTGTTTGCCATTTTAATATTTGTTTGTCGTTAATAATAAAAAAAGCCACCGCCAAAAAATGACGGCGGCCAAAATAATAAACTTTTAAAGTTTTAGTTTGTTGATTTAGTGATTGCGCCGGTAATTGTAATTGAACCGGAATAAGTGACGGCCGCTTCCATTTCTGCCGACATTTCAACACTTGACAAAAACCCTTCAGCAGTATAAACCGCGTCACCTGTTTCAGCCGTTCCAAACACACAAGTTAATTGTGTACGCGCCAAAAGATAATCAGCGAATTCAATTGCGTTTGCAGTATCATCATAAGCAACTAAACCTTCGAATGATATTTCGCCGCCTTTTACGCCGCCGATATATTCAGAAAATCCGTTTGAATCTTTTGTTGTTGCTTCGGGTGTGTCCATTGACAAAGACATTGAACAACTTGTTGTGTGTCCAACTGTATCGCCCTCAATTGTTAAAATTAAATTTGTTCCGTTAAAAACTCCCGTAGTAGCCATATTTTTATATTTTAAAGTTTATTAAATTTTTTGTAAATATACGAAATAAATATTTTACTATTCGGCGTTATAACTAATTCCAAAAAATTGATGAACGCCTTGTCCTTCAACTTGAATTTCGTATTGTGACCAATCGGCGATTGCTGAATCGTCTGAATCAACCCAAAGAACGTCAATTGAATATTTGTCCGCTAAAACCGGCGCTTTTGTTTGATTGCCGTCTTCGTCGTATTCGCCTTGTGTTACAACAATATTTCCCAATTTTACAATTGTGTTTTTGTGTGTTGGGTATTCGTTGCCGTCTTCGTCTGTTTCAACGCCTAAATCGTGGATTAAATCGTCCGCGATTGATTCGTTTTCAAATTCGTATTTTTTTACTTTCATTTTATTTTTATTTATTTACTCTTGTTTTTATTATAGGTGTATTTGTTACACTTGTGTTAATGCTGCTAATTCGCTATTTGATAATCTTGTGTTGTAAAGTTTTACATTGTTTACTCTATCGTTAAAAGGAAGATTTTCATTATAATGACTACCTACATTTATTTTATTACAAGTTGGTACATTTCCAGAATTATCTGTATGTGCAATAACTCCATCAATAGCAACTGCAAAATCATCTTGCTTATATGCAAGTGCTAATTTATGTATTCCGCTACTTAAAACAGATGGAGAAACATACAACATTTCATTTAAATTAGTGCCTACAAAAAATTCAAGTTTACCATTTGAACGATTTATATATATTTGCTTTAAATTTGTTCCATTACTTAAAGTTACCATTAAATTATTAGTATCGTAACCACTTTTAACATCAACCTCACAATACAATACCCCCTCTGTTTGTCCTATAACACCATCTGGTGGAGTTTGACTACAAACATCAGCCAACCTCGTTACTGCTGCCGATGTGGTTTTGATATACGAAGTAGCGTAACTGCCTTGTTCTAATTGACCTCCCCAAATATATAAACCATCTCCAGCAGATGAAGTTTCCCCAGTATCTGATGATGGGTAAATGTATAACCAATTTGTACCAGATGCAGCAGTAAAAGTAAATTCTAATCTGTACCACCCATTACCATAATTTACTGATTTTAAATTAGATGGATTATTTCCAAAAACACCATTTTTAACATCAAACCTTGAAATTGCTTGACCAATTCTATAAATAGAAATCCATTGACTATTATAGTATTTAACAAACATACTAAAAGTGTATGTATCGTCAGTTAAACTATATGTTTCGTGCCAACCTTTATAAGCACCATCAGCAGTAGATGCTATTGTTGAACCATTCAATGTTCCATCTGGACTAATAAGTGTCCCAAAAGTAGCACTTGCACCTTGTAATTGATTAGAAAAATTTTCTGATGGGTATGTTATATTAGTCCTACTCGGTTCAAGTAACAAAGCACCATTACTGTCATTTAAGTAATCTATTCGCGGAATATTCTCTCCAACAATTTCAATTAAACCCTCTTTATTTACGCGCGTTGCGTTTCCTCTCCTTTCAAAAAGAAAGGGCAAAGGCTTAAAATTTCCGTTCTCATCGTTATATGCTAACGTTGATCCGTATTTTGTTGCCCATTGTCCGTCCCCAAATTTTAATGTGTTTGCCATGTCTATTGTATTGTGTATAATTGTGATTGTGCCATATCTTCAAAAGATGTCCAACTTGTTAATTTTTCTAAATTCGAATCGCTCAAAACGGTTGAATGGTATTGTATTTGTTTTGTTTTTCCGTAGAATTTATCTCCTCCATTTCCTTGGTCAAATGCTAATTCTTTTAATCCACTTGGCATTGTAGTAGGTGATGTATTTATAGCTACTTCAAAACCATCAATCCAAAAAGCACAGTCATTAGCTTTGTATTTAATAGCTGTTTTGTGAAATTCTAATACAGAACCAACTGATTGACTTACATTAAATTGACCAACACCTCCATCAGCAATATATGCGAATAAACTACCTTGATACAAACTTAAAGTAATCCTATTATCTGCATTTGATTCAGAAACACTTATTGATTTAAAATTATTATCATTAACCAAAGCACTTATCTCTGCCATCAACACACCTTCTGAATCGTTAAACGTAGCTGCGTTCCCAGAGCCATTGCAAGTTTCTGCTGCGCGAGTAGTAGGACTTCCGCTATTGGATTTTATATAGCTAGTCGAATATGAGCCTTGTTCGAGCATTGCTCCGTAGATGTAAATACCGCTTGTTCCATCACCAATGTATGGTAATAAAATTGGTGTTCCAGTTGTATATGAATCTTCTAAAACAAATATTTGAGGAACAAAAGTTGTTAGAGCATTTGAAGTTGTTGCTGACAATTTATACCATCCGTTAGGTAATGATTCTATATTACCAACAGTCAAACTTTCTTCAATTATTGTAGCATTGTTTAAATCAAAAGAAACATATACTCCAGTATTTCTATCAGCTAATGCACATTTATGTCTTTCCCCTTTTTTAACATAAGCAGAAATTGTATAAACTGCACTTGTCAAGCCTGTAAAAGTTCTATAAATGCTATGGTCTGAATTTGCGGTATCTTCAACCAACTTACTTGCGTTTAAACTGCCATCTGGAGATATAACATTATTACTTACTATACTTGAACCACTTTTTATCCAATAAGCATTGCTAAAATCCTCTGAATACTGTATTAAATTAGTCCTCTCTGGTTCAAGTAAAAGATGCGGACATCCTACAACCTCACCGTCTAAAATATCATAATTTAAACGCGGAACGTTTGTTCCAACTGTTGTGATCAATCCATTTTTTGCAACCCTTGTTGCGGTTGTTGTCCTTGCGAAATCGAAGTCGCCAACACCGCTTGTTGGGAATATTGAATATAATTTTTCTGCTTTGTAACCCGTAGGAATTAGAAGTAAATTTGCGTCGTCTGCTAATGACATATTGAAATGTTTTTAGCAAAAATACAAAAAAATAAAAAGATAATTTAACGCCCTTGACCTCTGTATCTTTTTTTATAATTTTTAGAGGATTTTAACTTCGAACTTTTGTTTTTTGAATGAATACCTTTGCGTTTCTTTTTAACGCGTTTATAAGTATTTATTTGAATTGATTTTTTTGCCATTATTTTTTCCAAGTTTTAACAATCTTTTCCGCTGAACGTGCGCCGAAATAACCGCCGTAAACTAACAACAACAAAGAACTTAATAAATCAATCCATTGTGGCGCTATATTAAAGCCACCAATTGACGAATCTAAAATGATATATATAAACAACGTCAACGTTAAAAAAGCCAATACCATTGGCCGAATGTTTTTTGTCATAAATGAATCCGCCGCATTGTCTGACGTCCAACGCTTTGTGACTTCTTGCATTTCAATCATATCAAATTCCAATTCCGCCAATAACATTTCTTTATCGGCTTCTGACAATTGCCCATCGGATTTAATTTTGTCGCCTAATCTTTTAAGGGGTTCGATTCCCGTAATGTTTCCCGCAATGTCCAACAACTCCGGCGCAATCTTTTTTCCATTAGCCATCAACCAACGCAATGCGTCACCAACACGCGTTGTTCCGTTTCTGTCTTTATATGATTTCTTTGCCATAATTATTTTTTTGTATAATCCCAACGTGCTGAATAATCGCGAATGTCAACGTGCGTAAACGTATTATATTTGCCGATTCCGCCAAAACCTAATTGTCCCAATTCAACCATTTCGCAAACTAATTCATGAACTTCATTTGGCGTCATTCCCTTAATTACAATGTCCGCCGCTTGTCCCTTTTTATGCCTTGAATTTTTAGAACCCTTAACAACATTATCGTTGTAATTGGCGCATCTATAACCGGAATTTATTTTGATAGGTTTGCCGACTTTATTGCGTAAAATCTGTAATTGGTCCGCTAATTTTATAAGATTGTTTTTAACGTCGGCGCTAATTTTACAATCGCCGCCTTTGCATTCAAATTCGGAAATCGTGAAATTTTTAGTCATTGTTTTTATTCTTGTTTAAATAATACCAACGTTGTGCGGTGTACCCTATTGAAACGGCCAATAATAATATTTTTAAAACTTCGTCGATTGCAGTAAACGAAACCATAAACGAAAACGTGTTCAGCATATATAGTTTGAAATCATTCATAATTTAAAAACTTAAAACTGTTATAACAAAATCTTCAACAACCGCAGTTGCGCCGCTTTTATCAACTTTAATTTGAATTTTACAACCGCCCGACAATTCGCTTGTTCGTGTAAATATTTGCGTTGTTCTTGAATAACGGACCAAATCACCATTTGATGCAATGTTGTCGTGTGAAAACTCAATTGTTTTTCCGGTGTCTGGGAAATATAAACGTGCATCCAAACGTGTATTTGCAGCGCCTGCCGTTACGTCAAAATCATTTCTAATTAACAAAACTTTATTTGCGCCAACTTTTGACGTGTCAATTTTATTTGCTGATGAATCCCACAAATCGCCGCTTATATAAGACGGCAAATGTGAATGTGTGTTTGTTCCGGCTTTGTCGTTTGTTAAATCCGTCCACGCGCCCGCAGTCAAATTTATTGGTGTTCCCGCTTGTTGTTGCGTCTTCATAAAATGCAAACCCGCCCAACGTGTCATAAATGTCGTTTACGGACGTTTTTATTTCATTCATATTTGCCGCCGTCACCTTATTGATTTCGGGTAATTCCGAAACAACATTGTCGTATTTTGTTGAGTAGGTTATTTTAGCCATTTTTTATTTTTTTTTAATTGTTATATAATATATCGGGTTCAATGCAATCAATTGATTCAAATTCGCCATTGTCTGCAATTATTCTGTCGGTGTATTGGTTTCGATATTCCAATTGCAATTCGTTTTGTAACGGATCAGTAAATAAACCGTCGCTTGGCGGTATTTGCTCAATCTTATTCGACAATTCAATTATGGCGCGAAAATAAGTAAAATCGGACAAATCGTCTTGTAAATATCTGACGCCCTCGTTTACGCTTGTATATACATTAAAACCGTTTGAAGTTAAATCTATATAATTTGCCAAACGTGTTCGTAATTGTTTTAAACATTGCGAAACCATTAAATTTGAATCTAATTCGCCGCCACTATCGGAAACAAAACGCGTTACACATTCAATTCGTGTGATTGTTTCCATTGTAAACGAACTTTGGTTTTGGTCTGTTTCGTCGTTTGAAACTGAATAAACTCTTATAAATGGATAAGTCGCATTTGTTGGAACTCTGTTGTAAATAGGAACGGCCGCGTCTTTAATTAAAACATTTCCGTTTAATTTTGCAATGATTGCCTTGCGTACATAGTGAATCGCCTCTAACATTATTTTATTGCTTTTTTAATTTCGCCATTTAAGCGGTTCAACAAATTTTTAAATCCTATTCGCGCCGAGCTAAAAAAGAACGGACGCGCGGGTAAATTAACTTCACGAATTCCTTTGCCTTTGAATTGGGCCGCATAACTTGGCGGAATACCTAATTCAATCATATCTGTTAAATCAACAGAACCACCCGTTCCAAATTCAACATAGGGCGCGTAATTTGCAGCAGCTACAACATTGATTGATTTACCGCTACGTTGTGCGCTTATTGATTGTTTTAATGAGCCTTTGTCAACCGGTGCTGAACGTTTCGCCAACCTTACAATTTCAGAACCTGTTTTCCCTAATTCATTGGACAATGTTTTGGATTCGAACGCACGCATTTTGTCTAACTTATTTTTAAGTTTATTTAAATCGCTTTGGTTAATTTTTATGTTTACGTTCATTTATTCCGATTTTGTCGCCAATAGTTTTGTATAAAAATCCAAATCAAATTCGAATTTGTCGTTTATACGATATTTTTTTGAATCATTTTCCAATGTAAAGATGTCGCCTAATTGTATTAAATCAGCGGTGTTTTTACGCATTGTTATTTCAACTTGGACGTCTTGTTCGCGTTTGCCGAATTTGTCGTTTATTTCGCCTTTTAATTGCGTTAAATGGCACCAAACCGTTGCAACGTCCGACAATGTTGAATTGAAACCGCCGAATTCGTCCGGTGTTTTAGACAAACGTTTTATTGTTATTTTAGAATCTAATTTTCCGGCGTTCATTATATAAACATTGATTTATATGACGTTAAAATTTGTCTTGTTGATGTTGGTATTTCTGAAACATTTCCAACCATAAAATCGGCGCGGTTGTCGTAATACGTTGAAATTAATTGCAACATTGATTGTTTAATCAACGCGTCATTTATTCCCGCCGTTATATATGTTATTTTAACGCGTTCGCCCGGTCCTTGGTCTAATTCAATGGTTTCATTATCTAAACCCAAAACCTCATAATCAGTTGTTTCAGTTCCGTCAATGGTTATTTGCTCAACACTTGCAATTGGTCCAAATGGCACGTCAAAAATCCCGTTGGTTGCGTCTATATAGTACGTTCTATTTTTCGGCACTATGTCGCGCGAAATATAGTTTTCGCACCAAATGCGCGCTTGTGTAATCATAGCGGAAATAATATTGTCGTCGGCGCTTGTATCAATACGAACGTAATCCTTTACGTTTTGAGCCGTTAACAATTCATTTCCCGTTGTTGAATTAATCTTTATTTGTCGCATCGTCTTTTATTTCAATATATTCAACCTTTAATTCTTTGGTTTCGATTTTTTCTTTGTTTTGCTTTTTGCCTATTTTAGACGCTAAACCTTTGGCAATCCAATTTTGTGCGATGTGATCCGGCAAATCTATTTTGTCGCCTTCATCGTAACGTTTGCCACCTCGTAAAATTGATTGTTTGATTTTTAATTGCATAACCTTATTTTTTTTGTAAAGATAAAAAAAAAGCGCCACATGAATTTGTGACGCCTTTTCAGAAGAATGAAAACAATAATGAAAAACTTACATTGCTGCAAAGTTATTAAAATATTTTGAATATTTTTCTAAACCAACTGTAAATGATTGAATTTTGCCGTCGTTTTTAAAAATAAAAAAACCTTTGCGTTCTGCTGAATAGACCGCGAAAAAATCCACGTCCTTTTTTTTGTAACCGTTTTTTTTATGGTCAACCAAATTGATTCGGTTTCGCGTTCTGTTGTATTCGTTAATACCTTTTATTTGTACTTTAAATAAACCCTTTAGGCGAATCAACAATGCAATCATATATTGAAGTATGCAGCAAAGGGAATGAAACCAAAAAACCGTTTTCCATCGCCTTTGTGGCAAATAAATATTCAGCATAACAACCAAAAATGTTTGGATTCATAACGTAAAGTTATAAAAAAAAGCCGACCAAATTAATGACCGGCTTTTACTACAAACCAATAAAAACTAAATTATGACATTTAGTTGTCGTTTGCCAATACAACGCAAATTGATAAAATCAATAAAAATATCGCCGTTGGCAAGTCGTTAAAAAGCATTATTTGTCTAATGGCGAAACCGCCAAATGATAATGTTAAAAAAAACTTAATAAATCGCTGCTTCATAATGTTACATTCGATCAGCTAAATAGCAATTATAAGAACACAATCCCGCGTCCTCAAACATTGGTACACCACAAACGGCGCATTCGAATTCCGGTTCATCGCCCGGTATATAATTTAATCCCCACATAATTAAAAATTTTTGATGTCTATTTTATTTGTTAAATGATATATTTCGCGTTCTAAATAATCCAACGCCTTTTCTAAATCTTGAATTTCATTGTCCTTTCGTCCGGCGCGAACAACGTATTTTAAAACGTTTCCGCGGTTGAAGTTTAGGTCATAAGACGCAATAACGTCAATTAAGTCGTGTTTAAGACCGTTTTCGTAGTGTTTAGGTGTATTGCTCATCTTTTTAAATTTAAAGCGTTTAAAAGGCTTGAAACCCACGAATCAATTTTGTTTTTGTCGCTATGCTTTCGCATTTCGTTTTGTGTATACACGTTGACGCGGTTGCCGTCGTGTATAATAGTTAATCCTGTTTTTGTTTTCATGATGTTTTTTATTTTATGATTTTTAAATTTTAATTAGACCTAAAAACATTTGAAGTTTTAATATTAATCTTTTAAAAAATGATATTTGGTTTGACATTAAAAATTCGTTTTCTATTTGATTTAAATAATTATATTGTCTTATATAATCATTTTTTTGTTTAGTAAAATCTTCTAAATTAATTTTATTTATTTCTTTCATTGTTCTAAAATTATGGCGCGCCGAAACGCGCCGGTTGATAATTATTTTAATGTTTCTAAATATTTTAATAATGGCATTAAGTCGTCAAAAAATAATGCTTGCGCATAAGAATAATTTTCCAATTCAACGGCGCGGTTCATTTCCTTTTCAACTTGTTTGATTTGCTCTTTAATAAAATTCTTCATAATGTTTAATTTTATCGGTTTTGTGTGATACAAAGATAATAGTTTATTTTGGTTTTAAAAGAATTTTTTCAGTTTTTTTTAAAGTTTTTTTTGTTTTTTTTGAGTTCTTATCTGTTGGGCGCCTAAAAATAAAGCATAAAAAAAAGGCCTAAAAATTAATTTAGACCTTTAATTGTTGGTTAGTTAACCTTTATTATGGTGTTTCAAGCGCTGCTTTTGCAGTTGCGAAGTCACCCGTTACAAACGCATTTGGTAAATAGTTTGTTAAAGCTACTCTTTCGCTTACTCTTACAGTAACGAATCCATCACGAACGTTTGTTCCGTCTTCTCTGAAGAACTCAACGTTGATTCCATCACGAACCCAAAGTTGTGTTCCAACGCCAAAGTTTCCAATTAAGAAATCGCCCGCAGGTATTGCAGTATTTAGAACAACTTTCACGCCCATAAATACCGGCTGAAGACCGTTGTAAACTTGGTCTTTAAGGTAGTTATTTTGTGAATCTTTTAATAAAAGGATTTTGTGGAAATCTGAAGGGTTTAACAAAATACAATCAGCGTTGTAGTTAGCACCGGCCAATTGGTTAAGTGCCGCAACAATTACGTCAAAGTCATTTGCGTTGTCAACAGAATCAGCTAAATCACCCGCAGCGAATGCAGTTGCATCAGTAATGATTCCGCTTAATTGCGCACCAGAACCCGTTCCACTTAAAATTTGTGTGTCCTCAACTTCAAGAAGTTTTTCCGGCGCACGCGCTGAAAGGTAAGAAGTCAATTGTGGTGTATCTGCCAACATTTCTTCAGAAATACGGAAATAAGTTCCGATTTTTCTAACGTTAGCGTCTGCCGCAGTCATATCGAAATCGGACTGTGTCAATGTAGTACCTTCAGCAGTTGCCGCAGCACCGTTTGAATATCCGCTTTCTTTTACGAAACGTACAACATCACTTTGCGTTGAACCTTGTGCCAATAACTGACGAATATGCGTCGGTCTTGTTGGATCAAACTTGTAACCTGGTACTCTGTCCGCAGGGATTACTTCACCGGTAAAATCGGCGCCAACAGTCATGTCAGCTTTGATTTCAAATGATGCGCTTCTTGAATTACCTTTTGCAAGGCTTTCAATTGCACCACCTTCAAATGCTTCGTTTAAAGCGCCTTTGAATGTCATTCTTTTTTTAGCGCTGAACATTTTTTTGTTAGATACTTCAATGGCATCTAATCTTTCGTTTAATTTAGTCGCCATTTCTGAAACTTCAGACTTAACGATTTCGTTTGCCTTAACAACAACGTTTTCAACAACTTCGTTGTTAGACTTTTCGATTTTTGAATCAATAGCATTATTGAATTGATCCAATTGGTTTTTTAAATTTTCTTCCATTTTTATTTTTTTAAGGAATTTATTAAATAATTGAACACTTCGGAATCATTGTTTTTTACCTCAACATTCGGCGAAGTGATTTCATCAACCGGCTTCGTGAACTCAATAAATAATGATTTAAGTTTTTGTATCTCGGCTTCAATGGCAAATCCCATTTCGTCCGATATTTCGCCTTTGCGAATTAATTTTGTTAGGTTGTCGTAACGCTTTGAAAGTTTTTCAACGTCAACGTTACCCTTTACGTCTAATATTTTGGCTTGGTCATTTGCTGCTAATGTTACGGCGCTTATTTCGTACAGTTTAACTTCTGTTATTTCTCTGTAATCGCCTTTATTGTTTTTTTGCATTGGCATAATACCAACTGAATTTTCGGTAATTACACCGGATTTCATTAACTCGACAACGTCTTTTCCTAATTGTGTTTTAGCAATTTCCGCCACGAATACTAATCCCTTTTCGTCTTCATATAATTCAGTCATTTTGCCGATAGGTTGGTTCATATCGTGCTGATATAAATATTTAACACGTTCACCGTTTTCGGCAATAGTCTTTTTGTACGCGCCTTTCATAATCACGTCATTGTCGGAATCTTTATTCCCGAAATAACTGCCGTAACCTTTTATAATTCCGGCCTTTTCGTCCGCATCAATTAATTCGCCAACCGGCGCCGCTTTGTAAAGAATTGTATTCATAAGAAAAATTTTTGTAAATATACGAATTTTTAAAATTGCGTTGGTTCACCTTCTTCAAACACGATTTTATTTTTTTGTTCGGGTAAAGGTTTGAAATGTTCTATAAAAACACCCATATCAAAAGGTATTCCATCGGGAAAAGCATTGCAACCACCGGACAAAGGCCTTAAATGTTTGCAGCGATTGCAAATGTAATTTTCTTTTTGATCCATAATTTATTTTTTATAAAATTCATCTATTAATTCACCAACCAATTTCGCATAATAAGAAGGGTTTGAACTCAATTGATATTCCGTCCAACATTCCGCCATAAATTCATCTGCGTTTTTTGATGCGTATTTACCCAAAAATATTTCATTGAAACCTTTAAAGTTGTTTGTTTCTCTATATTTTAATAAATTTTTAGTGTATTCACGTTTAATTTTTGTAATGTTTCGCCAAAATTCTATTTCTGAATTTAAACCGGAACGTGTTAAAACGTGTCCCATCTCATGTACTAATGTTGATAAAAAGTTTTTATCTGCATCAATTGCGCTTTTAAATCTTAAATTATCAAATCTATCACTAAATAATCCCCTTGTTCTATTAGCTAATTTATCGGTTTCATCACCTAAATTTAATTCCCATAATTCAGATTTTGTTCTTCCGCGTTTTATATAACCAAAACTTCTTCGGGTTGATTTGTTTTTTATAATAATATTCCTAATAAAATTTGCTTCTCTATCAAAATTATATAAATTAAAAAGACGTTCTAATTCTGCTAATCGTAAATTGTATTGTTCAACTGTTAATGAACGCGACATTGTTAATTTATCAACCTTAAATTTATTATTTGTGAACAATTCAGACAATTGGCGCCTTGCTTCTGCTATTGTTTTAGCTACATTTTCAACACCCGAAACAATTGTTGTTCCAATAGCGCTCGCAAAGTCGCCTAATCCAAACCCGGTTGTTGAGCCGCCGCCTAATCCAAAGTTTATATTAGTAATATCACCAACAGTTTGTGCGCCCTCTATTGGAAAATATGCAACAGAACAACGGCAATTGATACATTCCGCAGCACCGCCCGCGGGATCGCCCGGAAACATCATTGGTTGACCGCCAACTAAAAAAGTATTGTTAGCCATTACAATTTGACCGTCGGCCTCTGAATGTGTGTCGCGCGTCCTATCGTCAAAACTTGCAATCCATTCTTTTTGCATTTGTTCCGACGGGAAAATAGTTTGTGCGGCTTGTGTTTGTGCAAAGTTAGCCGCCGCCGTCGCTTCAGTACGAACAACACGTTCGGCTTGCCATTGTGAATACTTATTGAATTGGTTTCGTAATATACGCCCACGTTCAACCGCGCCCAATGTCATAAACTCGGGATTGCGCATCAACCTTTGTGTTATTTCAATTAAAGTTTTGCGAGCCGTTCCGCTTACCAATGTTACACGTTCCGCGCCCATTGCTGAACCAAACGCACCAAACGCATTTCGCCAAATGTCATCAATGTCGGTAGTGTCAACGGCTTTTTTTATAAATCTATTTATATTGTTGGCGTACCATTTAGCAAACCGCATTCCAATATCTGTATATAAATCACGATAAATTTTTAATAAATCTTTCTCGTTAAATAATAGTTGGAAATTGGTTTGACCGTCTGCAATAAACGATTCAATGCCTTTGTTGTATTCACGTTTATAAAAACGCTTTACAATGGCGATTTGTTTTTTTTCAGCGATGTCTAATTGCTTTTCAAACGCCGATTGCCATTTGTCTTTGTCTATTGCCAAACTAATCGTTTATTTGGTTCAGTTTTTTATTTACCCAATCACGCATTGCAGTTCCACCCCAAAGATTCCACGAAACAAAACCATTGTCGCGCCATGGTGTGTCTTTATAACGGTCCGCAATTGTTTGATTGCCTTCGTGTCTTGCAAAAAATGATTTAATGCGGTTAAGCATTTCAACTGTTAATGGTTCGCGGTTTGCTAACATTGACGCACGACGCCAACCCGTAGGCGTTCCCGCGCGCACCTCATCACCGTATTTTTCGCGCCATTCAATCATTCGTTTAGCGTTATTTGTTGCGGTCTGCGGGTATGTTGTAAACGTTTCGTTTTTTTCTGTTGGTTTGTCTTTGCTGCTCATTGGGTGACCTTCGGGCAATAAATCGGTGTCGTGTTTGCCACCTCTAAATTTACCGTTCTTTAACGCATATAAGAATGAATTAACGCGAGCCATTGCCCATTGTTGCGGTGATGATACTGAAGGCCGTACACTTGACGGGTTTGTTCTATATGCACCAATGCCACGTTCGTAAACCTCAAACAATATTGAAACAGTTGTTCGTTTGTCTTTGTCGTCGCCAACTTCGTCGTTGTGTTCGTCGATTTTATTTTGCAACGCTAATTTAAGGCGTTCCGAAATCTCTTTTTTTTTTAGGGTTTCGTCTTTGTTTAAAAACTTATTGACGTCAACGTCTATACTTTCAACGGGCATTTCAACGTCATTAGATTGCACCGGAATAAGATTCGCCGGAATATAATAATCATCCAATTGTGACGTTTCCTCATCTTTTCCGTAATTCATAGCCGCACGCTTTTCGTTTGGTGTGATCCACCACGCCTTTGACAATTGGTCCACGACTTTGTCGGTTTCTTCTTGTAACTCTGGAATAACTGAAAAATCAAATTCAATACAAAGTTTGTCACCGTATTTTGGCGCTAACCAACGATTTAATTCGTCTTTAATCTTTAACAGTTCGGGAATAACCGCGTTTTGATATAACGCCTTTTTTGCTTCCTTCATATTGTTATATGACGACGATTCGGTGTTGTTTAGTAGTTGAACCGGTACGTTGTAGATATTACATAAATCTTTTATACTCGCGTTGTATTGCTCAATCAATGAAACGTCCGCAGCATTCAATCCAAAGTTAACCCACGACAATTTTTTCGGTGTTATAATAACATCACCCGCATTGTCTGAACCTTGAAATTGTTTTCGGAATTTGTCTTTTAATTGTTGCGCTTGTACTTCGTTAATGTCGCCCTCATCACTCATTAATAAACCACGCGCCGTTTGATTTTGTAGATACTTAACACCCGTTTGAACCGCTTCATTGTTTGTTGTTAATGAACGTAACCCCGCACGCAATGGCGATTGTCCATATAAATGTGAACCTGTTCCATCATAATAAGGGTTAAAATCTTTAATGTGGCATATTTCTTCAGCAGGTATTTCAAACGTTCCGTTGTATTCTATTTTGTATTTTGATACGGGTTTCATTATACCGCCGGAAACGATTTCCATAATCTGCGACGGCATCACATAAAGTTCAGTATATTTTCCAACATTGGCGCCGGTATCGGGTCCTATTCCGTAGATATAACGGTTTCCCGTTAATTTACCGAATGCGATTAATTCAGTTATCCAACTATTGTATGATTGCGCCGGATTTGGACGTTCCAATAATTTATGCAATTCGGTGTCTTGTAACTCAACCAACGAACGTTTTTGTAACATTGCCGCCTTGTGTATTGTCGCAGCGTCAAACGTTCCGGACGTCATGGCCTTATATCTTTTATAATCGTTTTCGTTTGTCTTTTCGTAAACTTGAAACGGAATTGTTGTCGCCGCTTTTGTAATTAAATTAACCAACGCGTAAATCGTTGAATTTTTTCTGTACCCTTCTGTAATATAGGAATCGTCATTTTCCGGATTCCAAACGATTGATTCGCCCAACCAATTATAAATTGCGTTGTTGTATTGTTGTGCGGTTTGTTGTGCGTTTTTTGAAATTATAGACTTAAAGCGGTCGAGTAATGATGCCATATTTTATTGATGTATAAAATTTTCGTAAAAATACAAAATTTAAAATTGTTTTTTAGACGACAAAAAATTCAGTTCGGTTTTTGTATTTAGAATAAACGGCGTAACGCAATGCGTCCATCAAATGGTTGTTGGCGTCAATAGGTTTATTTATAATCGTTTCGTCTTTTAATTGCTGCCAATAATACGAATGTTGTTCGCGTTTTAGATTGTTTGATTCGTTACTGAACAAACACTTCGTGTTCTTTTATTAAACTAATCCCTGCATTTATTGAGCCTGCGCCCTTGACCGCACCTTTTGCCAATATACCCATTTGACGCAATTCGACGATGGATTTTGGTTCTGCTGAATCACAATAGGCCAACACGTCCGCCTTGCCTATGTTTTTTAAAAAGTTTGCAATGTCGCGGTTGGTCATTCCTTTTTTATACATTAACTCATTGATATATATTTTATCTTTTATTTTGCCGATTTCTAAAATCGCTAATTCATCATTGGTAAATCCAAAGTCAATGCCTATCACCGTTTCGTCAAACTCTGGGAATTCAGCTAATGGAATATATTTCCAATTCGTAAAGATTTGACGGTTTGAAAATTGTGCGCGTTGGCCTTCACCATAGACGCGCCAATAATCGGGGTCACGTTCTTTAATGCGTTCGATTTCTTGGACCAATTCAGACGGTAGGAATTTATTGTCTTTGTACGTTGTAATAAATAAATCGCAATCATCGCGTTCAATAACTTCATTGTAAAGCCAATGTATCGGGTCCGATGGGTTGAAGTCAATAATCATTTCATCAATTGTTCGCATTGATAGTTGGCGAAAGTCTTCAAACATTAATTCATTGCTTTCATTCAAAAAACAAATATTATGTTTTGCACCCCTAATCTTTTGAGGATCATCTGTTGAAATGAATTGAACCATTGAACCATTGTATCGAAATACGTTTTCGGCTTTGTTGTGGACGCCTTTATAATATATGCCTAACTTTGTGGCAATAGAAACAAAATCACGCAATACGGAACGTTTTAACGCAGGTAATGTTTTCCGCACTATTGAGATTGTCAAAGGCTTTTTTGTGGTTGTTAGCTTATAAATTAAATATTGACAAATGGCGTACGTTTTCCCCGAACGTGTTCCGCCTTGATGTACTTTAATTCGCGCCGTTGAATTTAATGTTTGGTAAAATTGAACGTTGCAAAATTCTTTTATTTGTCCTTTGCCGGTGTCCATTCAATGATTTTAGATTCGATGCTTCCGTCCATTTGTATTTCTTGGCGTTCAACGAATCCACGTTTTTTTCCTTTTGTTTTCAAATAAAATATTGTTGCAGTTGTATTGCCGTCTTTGATTTGTTTGTGCAATTGTGATTCGACAAAATCCAAAGTGAAGTTTTGCAACTCATCAACCTTTGATTTAAACGCCTCATCTTTATTATAATATTCATAAAACGTTGAACGTGCGCAACCTACTTTTTTACACGCCGTTGTGACAATTCCCAATGATTGTTCCAACGCTTCTAATAAATTGTTTTTTAGTATGTCTGATTTTGTTTGCATAACGCAAAGTTAAATAAATTAAAAGACATAAAAAAAACCCTTCATTTCTGAAAGGTTTTGAATTTTGTTTTAATGTTTTTAATATTGTTCTTTTGTTGCTTTTTTAAATAATCTTGATACCATTTTTTCTAATTTAACAATATTTTTTATTGATATATCATTAGAAGATGAAGTCCATTTTAATAATTGACCATTGACATTGTCTACAATTGCTACTCTTTTGTTTCTGTGGTAAACATCTATTTGGTCAACTAAATTAGATTTAA